GTGACGGAGGATCCGTTGCTGGAGGATCTGTTACAGTTGGAGGTGACGGAGGATCCGTTGCTGGAGGATCTGTTACAGTTGGAGGTGACGGAGGATCCGTTGCTGGAGGATCTGTTACAGTTGGAGGTGACGGAGGATCCGTTGCTGGAGGATCTGTTACAGTTGGAGGATCTGGAGCGAGAGTACTGCAAGGCTCCACTGAACACTCTCCGTCACAACAGTATATTTGAAATTGTGTGCAATCATTACATGCCATGATTTATTCTCCCTTACTTGTTACAAGTGCATGCACTTACTTTTGCATCTAATTCTTTAATGGCTTCAATTAATAATCCCATCATCTTTTCATATTTAACCGCCATGAAACCATCTTCACGAGTTATAACAACTTCAGGAAGAACTGCTGCCACTTGTTGAGCAATCACACCTGTGTCTTGTCCTGTATAACCATGAACATCTTTCTTTTCTTCATCCCAAGTAAAAAGAACACCGTTCAATTTTAATACTTTCTCAAGAGCTTCTGGGATGTTATGAATATCTTTCTTTAAGCGTTCATCGGACGATGCATAAGCTACAACATCTTGTTTAGCTTCAATACGACCGTCAATATTAGGTGCTGCAAGGCCTGCTCCCAATGAATAAACACGGGCATTATTGAATTGCACATCGCTTGTTGTAGCGACTGCTTGTCCAATACTCACTGAAGTACCTGAAACTGAAACGCCAGTACCTGCTGTAACTACTGTGATATCACCTGATCCGTTGAAGGATACACCTTGAATATTTCTACCTGTTTGTAATGTTGTTGCTGTTGTGGCATTACCAGCAATGTTACCAATAATAGTTGAGTTAAAAGTTTTGATACCAGAAATAGATTGGTCACCGACAGTGTATACACCGTTCGTAACTGTTGATGCGTTACCTGATAAACTGGCAGTAATAGTACCTGCTGCAAAATTACCTGAGGCGTCACGAGCCACAACCTTAGAAGCTGTGTTGGCACTTGTAGCGTCTACCGCAATAGTTAAGGCAGCGCCTTCAGAACCACCGTTACCGCCAGTAATATAGCTACCGTTGGTGATACTAGCTACATAGTTACCTGTGGTGTCTGTGCCTAAAACTGTGGCATCACCTGAAATAGTAGTGGCAATAGTGATATTGCCTGAACCGTCAAATGATGCTGAAGTACCTGTCACATCACCGGTTAATGTTAATGTTCTAGCTGTTTGCCATGCAGTAGCTGTTGATGCGTTACCTGAAAGAGATGCTGTGATAGTACCAGCACTGAAATTACCCGAGGCATCACGAGCCACAACCTTAGAAGCTGTGTTGGCACTTGTAGCGTCTACAGCCAATGTAAGAGCGGCTCCTTCTGAGCCACCATTACCTCCAGTCATGAAGCTACCGTTCGTGATACTAGCTACATAGTTACCTGTAGTATCTGTTCCTAATACCGTGGCATCTGCTGATATAGTTGTGGCGATGGAAAAATCCGTGGAACCATTAAATGTTGCAGATCCAGTGACATCGCCTGTTAAAGTGACTGTTCTAGCTGTTTGCCATGCGGATGCAGTTGCTGCATTACCTGTGATGTTACCATCTGTAAAAGCTACAGTCTTTCGTGTTCCTAATGGTGTAAAGTATAAATTAGTACCATCGAATTCCATGGCGCCTGTAACTGGGGTAGCTAAACTTATACCACTTTGAAAACGAAGTGGTGCACCGTTAGTTCCGGCTGCACCTGCACGTAATGTTAAAAGTCCTGTTAATGTTCCGCCAGTCTTTTCTAATTTGTCACTATTCAAGTTGATAAAATTGGCATCAACTTCAGCGTTAGTTAATGGACGGTTTTGATTGGTTTCGCCAGCGTTAACAGCAGCAGTTTGGCGTAGATTTAATGTAGCCATATATTATCCTCGGTTGGACAGAATTGATTGAAGAAGTTGTTTTATTTCTAATAAGTCATTTTTGACTTCAGATATTTCTTTTTGTAGCTCAGAAACCTGCTGTGCTTGTCGCTTTTGCTGGCGTCGAGCGGTAATGGATGATACGTCAGTATTTATAAGGGCTTTAGAATTCTGGTCTCGGACGAATGGGGCTTCCATTATATCAATGCCACGGCTCTAAAGTTTTTAATAAGGGGAGTTTTACTAACATCTAATGTTGATGAACTATTTCCAGAATATAATTCCACACGAATAGCAAATTTGAAATAATCAGCAACAATTGAAGGTAATGAATACATGTATTCTTGGAATTCTGTTCTATTAATAATCAGAGGTGCATGTTCCGTCATTTCAATTTCAGGTACATCTTCAAACAACCCGTCATCGACATTATTTTGTAGTTTAGCAAATACTCGAACACTACAATTTTCTGGCATTTTAATGTCCATGAACACACGTAAATCATCTGGTAATTCATTACTATTTCCAGACATGGTTACTGCACGTGTTACATATTGAGCAATAGCTTCAGATGCACCATTATAATTGATAAGATTACCAACTGCTAACAATGATAACTTTCTAGTGTCTAACACCGGTGTCAAGGATGATGAATCTGTGTGTAGCACTGCCTGCATAGAAATGGCAGGTGTTCCCGTGATATGCTCACCATAACTAGGCGATGAGTATGAAAACACTGTGTATGGTTGCTCCAACTCAATGGTATCACCATTTTTACATGTTGTAAATACTGCTTGTTGCATGCCTAAAGCATCTTTCAACTTATATTTCAATGTAACAGATGTTGCAGGATCTAGTTCCAAAGAACTAAAATTTGGAACCAATGTAGTTACAATTCTAGTATCAATACTATTCACAGTGTATTTTGTTGGACTAGTATCACCCGTAACAGCAGTTCTAACTTGGAAACTGTTTCCTGATGCCAAGAACCCAGAAGTGATGTAAATTTTAGCTGTATTATCTTGTACCTCTTGTACAACGCCCACGCCAGAAGTCCCATCTTTATATATGGTATAGTTTCCAAGTGGAGCAGAGAAGGTATACGGCTCTTCTAAAATCAATGAATTATTACTGACTACATCCTTCACTACACCTAAAATTTTTCTCACTTTATAATTTTCAGCAGATACAGTTGGTCCAGCAGTTTCAAGTGTCAAATTATTTTCATCTGTAATAGATGCAACTTTACCTATAACAGTATTATCCGTTTTATATAGGATATCACCAACTTGAAGTTGAGTATTAAATGAAGTGCCGACGCCGGCGACTGAAGTTCCTGTGACAGAAATTGTACCAGAAACGTTAGTTATCAATACACGTAATCTATCACCAACCGCAGTTTGTGTTGTGAATGTTGTGATAGGGGCCTCAAGAGGTTCGCCAGATACAACATTTCCTGATATACTTACAGTTCCATATATAGATGATTGAGTATCATCATATACTTTTACTACATCACCTGGTGCTAGTACATGTTCACCAGAAGAACTAAATGTGATGTAATCAATAGGATCAGATTTCATTGAGATGATGGTATCAGCCGTTGTAAATTCACCCTTATACAAAGTAAACTTCAAATCTTCAGTTTCTAATGCTGACCATATTGTGTTATTGTTTGGAACAAAAAGCACGCCAACATATGGCTGTTGTGTTATGGTTTCCGATGAACCAATTTTTCTTTGACCTAATTCAGAAACCCAAACTTGATAATCAGGATCATTATTTTCAGGTAACAACACCAATGAATATTCAGTATTATTTTTCAAAAATACTGGAGATTCAAATGTAAATGTGGTTGCAACTGAAGCAGTTTCGCTTGTATTAATAGAGCTAGAAGGTAATGTTTTTGTGCTGAAAGGTAATATTTTATCTCCGGGATATCCATTCACCACTTCACGAATTTGAACTGTGAAGGCCTTGGTTGCAGACTTTGTTCGGAAATACAAATCCAACTTTGTTATAAACGCTCCATGGGTTTCTCCTTCAACTATGAAGGTCTGGGCCATTGGATCGCCATACGATGAAGCATCAAATGAAGAAGGATTGCTGACAATTAATCTTTCAACTACTTTGTTTTGTGCACTAGTTAAACTGTCCTGACGGAAATCTGTAAATCTAGTGGAAAAAATAGATCCCTCATTAAAGTTAGCTAAACCAGAATTTTGAAATTGTGTGGCAGCTAGTGTAGTGGATGCCACATCTTCAAGTTTAAATATTTTACTACCTGTGCGGAATTTATTAGCGGGTATTAAAAATTGTCCTACTAATAAACCATTGCTATTAACAATTAAGTCATCACCATAGTTGGAAGCTGTTGCTTCATACTTGGAAGCTAATAACGCAGCTTTTAAATTTTTGATAGTGTCTTTTGTTACACCTGTTGGTAATGTGAAATATCGACAATTTTCTGACACATCTTCACCATCAAAATATGCTTTCACGATGGTGTTAGGCTTCAATTCTGTTGCGATAAATGTGATGACTTGTTCCCGGATATACGGAACCACAGAAATGTCTAATAATTTATTTCCAACCACACGAATGTTGTGTTCAGGTAAACGCATAGCCGTAATAGCTGAGCGAGTGACATCTGACACAAATTTTGTAGATTGATTGTAGCTACGTGCGCCTAGAATTCCATTCACGCTATTAATCACAGGTGATAGGTATTCTGTGTCTATACCTTGCCAGTTATTTAACCAACTGTTCCAATGAATATTAAAGGGGGTGTTATCATACATCCAACCATCATTAGTATTGTTGTAATTTAACTGTACGTCAGGACGAATGTTTTCATCCAACCACATATCTTGTTGCGGGTCTAGGTATAAATTACCAGATTTATAGTTTCGTAACAGAGAGTTGCCGCACACTCTACCTTTAGATGCAGCTGAGTTATTAATGAAGTTGACATGGGTATGAGCTATGCCATTTAATACTAATGACCCTTGCTGATGCCCTCCAGAAACAACTTGGAAGTTCACATCTTCGATGGAAATAGGTGCGCGCATTTCTTTATTTTTAACATCTATTGCAACATTATAATTGGTATCAAACACGTTGCCTACATCATGACCATCAAATCCATCAACTAATATACCTTTTTTAACCATAGCGTCGCCAACACTATCTGCAATAAACATGTTAGCCACTTTATTTTCCATGATGGATAATGCTGTATAGTATTCTAAGCGATTTACACGTTGCTCCAAATTACCAATATCACGCATAGTGAATCTACGATTGTCTGCCAAACGAATTACAGATGCATAATCCTCTCTTTCGTATACACGAGAAGCGTAGGTTGACATAGAGGGATACGGTGCCAATTCAATAGTTGCTAAAGTCATGGAATCAGCTGCATCTGCTGGTACTTTTGGATATAATGCAGATATTCCTGTAATTACTTTGAATTCACCATCTTTAGTTAAAACTACTTTATCCTGCCGTGGAAGATTCACAGTGAATGACGTAGTAATCACGCTATCAGGATCTGGTATAACAAGACCGCCTGCTCCTGTGGACACATCAATTGTTGTTACTGGTACATTTTCTCCGTCAACTATTTCTGATACACCGTATGCAGATCCACTATAATTACTGCGATTTTGCATCGCAGGACGGAAATCTATAGCATCCCGTAAATCATAGGTGATTCCAGTATTTTTAGATGTGTGTAAAGGTAGCTGATATGTGTATATTTGTTTTCCTGTGTCTGGATTCAATGGATCAAAATCAATCAATGCTGAGGCATAAGAGTTTTTGTTAATATATCCAAAACTAGAATCGCGCAAGAAGTTTCTGAACTTCACAACAATCTTCTTTTGTGATAAAGTTGAAGCACCTGTATATTCAAGATATGATGTTCTAAACACATTATCATCTTGATTGATAACTAGGTTAAAATCTTCAGTAACATCTGTCCAATTAGCGTCTGTAGTAACTAATGCGTAAGTTGCTGGCCATGTTGAAGTATGGTCTGCCATGTATACAGCTTCCACATCAAATGCGTATGATACACCAAGATATATTTTGTTTGCCTCTAAGTTATCAAACGATGGTCCGGTAAACGTTTGTAAATTTGAGCGCAAAATGGAATTTGTTAATGTTAGCCCGACAGGAGCCCCGTTGGTTTGTTTTACATAAGCATATACTGTGTGATTGCCAGTAATTGGCGCGGAGAATAATAAATTTGCATTACCTAATTGGTAATCTGAAGTGCTAGTCGGTATATCAGTAACTGCTAAAATATTACCTGTGGTATTATTTACTACAAGGAAATGTCTTGCAATATTTTCAGGACCAGAAGGCGCAACACTAGTAGTAAATGTTATGCCGGTACCGCTTAATGAAAGGTCTATTCTATTGGGATTCGAGATGGTGCCGGAGTAGGTGTCACCTAGTTTTTTCCAAAAGAAATAATCTGTGTCATCTTCATAATGTTCTACAGCACGCACAGGTGTTGAAAATAACAATGTATTATAACTGGATTCATGTGTAGTAAACCCTGTTTGGATAATACCTGTGCCTAAAGAATCTCCTGGTGTTATAGCAACAGTAGCATCATTTAAAGAACCATCAGTGATAGTATCTACTGGTCCTAGGTCATCTATCGTGTAGGTACTTGCTGGCGTAATTTCATACAAATATAACTTGTAATAAGAGGTAGGACCAGTGCCCGGGGGTCCCATGTGATGTCTTAATAATTGTACGCGAGCAGTGGCCATTGTAGTTCCTAATAGACCGCCGGCTTTCAAATTAACAACTAAATTTGTATCTCCGATATTCCAGTCACCCGAAACATCTTTCACATAGACATAGTTGCCATATGTAGAACTGATGATTTTTTCTTCTAAAAGTAATGTGTCAGTTGCCTTGGATATAGGAAGATATTCTGTAGATTTTAATTCTGCATCATATCCTTCCACATAGGCTTTTCCAGGTTCAATACCATATAATAATTTAGATGAATCACCTGAAGTGTAGCGTCCATTATTATTTGCAGTTTTTAAATGTTCTCTCACTACAACATTTAAACCGCGAACTGTGTAATTACCTGACTCATCAAACGTTCTTTGTGCTAAAACTTTTTGTAATTCCGCATATTGTGGCTTATTATATGCACGTTTAATCTCACCGGTATCCACAACAAACAATAGATGAAATCCTTCGTCTGGAACTGTACTAAGGGAATTACTTTCTAGTTGTGTTGAAAGTTTATATCTGTCGGCGCCAGGAGCTGAGTAGTTGTACGATCCTGCAGCAGGATCTAGTAAACTTACATCATCTTCAGATGTCACAGTTTCAGAAACAATTCTGAACCCTACATTTTTAGAAGGTGTGCTTGAAAAATAATCTAGTACTTTGGTAGTTTCCACATGGCGAATAAAGTTACCTTCCGCATAAACAATTCCGTCCGCAATTGTATACAGAGATCCAAAACCAGTAGGCAATGAAGATTTTGCTACAAAACGAGATGATAACGTGTTGTTACTTACATCCACCACAGTTAAAACATCATCCGCTAAAAATTCTGTTGATGCGCCATCAGCAGAAGCTGTTTGATAATTCAAATATAATACTTTTTGTTCTGAAACAGGATCAAATTCTACTAATAAAATTTTAGCATTTACTCCTGCCTCATTACTAATAGTTGCACCAACTAAACTTGTTTGATAAGTAGCATAATTAGCTGCTGTAATAGTCACACCAGCTGAATTTTCATCTTTAATTTTCACATATGGCACAGAGAATTGAAATGTTTCTGCACAACCTAATACGACTGAACCATCCTTGAATATATGATTGCCGAAGCGTTCAATTTGATTTTGAAGGATGGTTTGTAGTTGTGTTAATTCTCTTGCCTGGACGGCATAACCGGGCTTAAAAAGAATTCTATGAAAATTCTTCTCTATGTCAAAGTCGTCATAATATGGTGATGTTCCGAGATTAAGTGCCATGGTCGTTATTTAAAAATTAAGGAAAAGTTTTACTGATTCAGTTTGTTCATAGTTACGTGTCACAGGAGATATATTATTTACATAAATTATAGTTCCTGTATTTTTATCAAATTCTGGTGGTGCAACCTCTGTGCATGTTAGATTTATTGCACTAGTTGTATTATTCGTCATAGTTGTGGACGAAGTGAATGTTTCATTTCCTTCCAAATACAACAAATACACTTTATATTTGTTAGTAGCTTCTTCAAATATCTTCGATACAACTTTATATATACCACCTGAAGAAGTTTCAATTTCATTATCTGCATTATATTCTGTGTACTCTGATTCTGGTACAGTAATCACGAAAGCCGCAGTACCAGTAGCAGAAGTGAAATACCCAATATCAGTATCTTGTGTTTTATTGTATAATTTTGGATTTTTCACGATGCCCACCTGTCGATAATCATTTCCTTCAAACAAATCTGGATTAGATGTGTCTAGAATGGAATTGATACACAAAGTTCTAGCATATAATTCTTTAGCAATATTAGATCCATGACCCCCTTGTGGTCCTACATGTGCAGTTAATACGGCTTGTGTGGTATTTATCCCAGAAACCACTAAGCGAATGTGGTTATAATTTTGTCCCGGTGGATCTATATTAACTCCTGTAATAGTACCGCCAGATACTTGTGTTACTGGATCAACCGTGAAAACTGCTCCTTCACCATCTCCTATTGCAGTAATAGTAGGCGCGGAATATCCAGCGCCTGGATTATCTATGTCCACTTTATAAATGGCGCCGTGAATGGTTTGATTCACAACTTCTTGGTTTATTGGGTTGGCTGTTTCTGGTTCTAACAATACAGTTCCGCGAAACCCGCCGCCTGCAAATGCTGTATAGGCTTGGTTGGTTATATTCTTTTCTGGGTATGTTACTAATTCTAATTCAGTGTCACTTGTTATAGATTGTATGACACCAATAATATTGTTGTCTAAATCAACTAAAGTCCATCCTACATTTAATTCATCTGTGAAAGCTGTACCAATTCCTGTGACAGTTAAATCATTATAAATCGCGGTGACAGTTCCAGAATAAAATTCACTACCTTCCACTGAAGGATTATAGTCTGCTGGATTAGTATGAGAGTCATACATAATGGCTCTTGCATGAGTATAACCACGCATAGAGTTTGTTATATTAATGTTAGTTATTCCACCTGAACCGTTAGTACTTACGGTAGCTATTGTTCCAGTAGAAGATAATTTGTGAGAAGTTCCTGATCCTACGGCTGTTATTGTAACATAAGTCCCAGATTCCGCATTAAATAAACTTGTTGCTAAACGTAAAGTATTAGCATTAATTTTGATTGCATAATACACAGTATTGTTAGTCAATCCTGTGGGAGATGTCCCCCCTCCCGTATTATACAACACCTGGTCACCAGTTTCAAAAGTATGACCAACAAAATTAATATAGCTATCCGCAGTATTAATAGCTGTTGCAGCATTAAATGTTATAAACTTGGGTTCTGAACCGTCACCTTGAATTACTAGATAGGGTGTAATGTACCCTGATCCCGCAGCTTCAATACGAACAGAATCAATAACACCGTTCACATCAAAATTCACACCATCGGACACATTACGAACTGGTATATAGTCGCTATTTAAAAATTTAATTCGGTCTAAAACAGGAACTTGATACATAAACTTCCAAATATAATTGTCACCTAATGCTAGTGTAGCAGTTGGAGCTGGATCTGTATTAGTAGGTTTTACAGTTGAAGGTGCGCCATTATTATTGTTTAAACATTTGTAAATTTTATATTCATCAGTCATGACATAGAAATCTTCTCCATCTAAATCTACATCATCTTCATACTCGACATACACTGTTCCTGCGGTCCAATCTATCCGTCTAATCATATACACGATATCATTAGGACCGGAAACAATCTTTTTAGCTAACAGAATGTTCTTATGAACATCAGCTAAAAAGTTTCTGGTGTCTGCTGGAGAATCCGGATCACCGAAAGACTTACCAGCAAACACATAGAAATTATCGCGGCCTGAGATGATGTCACGGTAAATAGACCGTGCAATCTCATGCCGCGTGACCGCAGGAATGAGTGTTGCCATTTTTTAATTATTTAAGGATTATGATACAGTAATGGTCCAAGTGATGGTCATGCTGTCAGCAGAACCCTTGGTTACAATGTCAAATACTGTACGGCATAACATTGTACCACCTGAAGAAGCATTGAAAATACCAGCTTCTCGTAGCACGCCTGTGCCAACACCAGGACCAAAAGTACAAACCGCGGTTGCAACGGCGCCGGATGCTGTGAATGATGTTAATGCTGTACGTGAGCTAGCTACAGCAGAACCAAGTGCTGTATCTGCTGGAGCGGCTGCAGCACTGTTAGTACCTACTTCCATGTGACTCATTACAGAAGCAGCACTTCCTACCATACGTGATGCAATGTAGCTTAGACCTGTGGAAACTACCAAGTTCTTTTCTTCACGCTCTTCCTTGATGTTACCATTTTCATCACGAACGACGATGTGAAGGGTGCCCTTAACGTTTAATGTTTCTTCCATTGTTTTCTCCTAGAAAGTGAAAAGTTGTTTAAAACTTTGTATTATTTATATGATTATTTATATGGGTGTTAACTAGATGTTTGTATATCTCCTACGTATCCTCCATCAACATAACCAGTATCTACGTATCCTTCAAGTGTAATGATAACGGCGTCTGTAACATTTGTTGTTTCCGTCTTAGTTGTGCTGAGGGACGACGCCAAAATATCCGTAGCATGATTGTTATCATCAAAATCACTTAATTCATCATTATTTTGTAAATTGTGATAATGTATTGCTGTTGAAGTAATGACAGTTTCAGAAAATGCTGGATTTATTGAACGAACACTACTATCAGAAACAGTAGATGCATCAGAAATTTCCTCTAGACTGTATTGTATAGATGGAGCATCATCAACAGATACTAGATTTTGTGATATATCGTAAACATATTCTTCAAAGAAATATCCTTGTTCATTATAGTAACTTCCATCAATGGGTTTATAATAATGTTTTGCATTAGCATCAGATTTTACTATAGTTTCGGTGAAAATTGTATTCGTAGATTTTGATACATTTTCAACTAATACAGAAGAATCTGAAAAATTTGTTTGTAATGTTCTATTAACAGTGTCACTGTTAGCAAGATTTACTGTTTCATTCGGCGCCTTGTTTACCATTTGATACAGCGCATCACTGTTATTGATACTATCTAAGGTGCTAAATTCATATTGAAATGAGAAAGTCTCACCATACAATAAATTTTCTAAAATGGCTTTTTGTTTTTGATAAACGATGTTTTCAGTAAGTATAATATTTTCATTCTTTTGTAAAGAATTTTGTAAGAATCTTTCATCATCAACAGATACTAGATTTTCTGATATATCGTAAACATATTCTTCAGAAAAATATGCCTGCTCGTTATAGTAACTTCCATCAATAGGTTTATAATAATGTTTTGCATTAGCATCAAATTTTACTACCGTTTCAGACAAAGATATATCAGTAGAAACTACTATAAAATTATCAATTATATTTGAAGAATCTAGGAAATTACGTTCAAACTCTTTTTCAACTATTTCAGTGTTGATAACACTTTCATCTATCGGTTTACTTAAATCTTGAACTATTATTTCATCATTACTGATATTTTCTGTTATATTAGGATCAAAAGCAAAAGAAATTGTTTCGTCATCATATAACACAATTTCTGAAATATTTTTCCCTATTTCATTTTCTATAACATCAGAAATTATGTTATTTTCGTTATTTTCTATAGTATATGAAATGTTACTGGTTTCCAAAATACTAACATTTTCAATTATGGTATGAAGTTCTATATCTTTTTCAAATGTATCTAAAGCGAATACATCTTCTACTGTATTCTTAACATAGGTGCTTTCTACAACTTCACCGACATTCACATCTTCAATATTAGGTACATCTACTGAAATATAAGACTCATCAACCGAAACTATCTCATCAAATGCATCAACTATTCTAGTGACTTCAGGTAACAAATCCTCTGTAACTATTACACCAACATATTGAGCATATTCTTCAGAAAAATAACCATTTATATTATAACCATTATTTTCTATAACAGATTTTTCCACATCTTTAGAAATGGAATCACTTAAAAATTCAACTTCTGTAAACTCACGGATGTAATCTACTACACGGTCAAATACATCATCAGAAACACTATTGTCATCTAATGATTTAGTTACGTCAAAAACATGTGTGTCTGTAAGAATTTCTATTTCTGTAAACTCACGATTGTAATCTACTACGCGGTCAAACGCATCATCTGCATCATAATCATCTGTGTATAGAACATCAATATCCTTCTCTATAGTATCCGAGAATTCAACATTAGTTATTCCTAAAATATTCTTTTCAATATCGAATGTATAATCAGTGTCATCTGAAACTACTTCGTTATCTATTGGTTTTTCTAATAACCAAGTGGTTGCATCTCCCGTATTGTAGATTTCACTGAAATATGGTTCAAATACCTCATCTCCATTTTCATCAATCACCCATACACCCGGCGCGTAGCTATTTGTGATGTGAACGTTTTCTATATTAGCCTGATAGAAGTGAATGACAACATCATCAATTGGGAATACACCATCAATAAACATTTCAGTATAGTATGTTGCACTTTCAATATCAACTGGTGTGAAGTTTACTGTATGCTCCACTAACAATTCACCGAATACTTTAAATCCGGCTGGATGTGCACTTAACTTATATAAATGTTCCCATTTATGATACGGAATAGCTGTTGTTTGAATGACATAAGAGAATGCTTGATAATAGTAATTATCTTGCAATTTATTCATGTCCGACAAGAACCCTGAATTGTCTATCCACATGCCAGGACGTTGATAGATATATCCAACATCAAATTCTACAAGAGCATCTGTGGAGCCACGGGGATTTACTAAAGTCCGTTCAAATGTCTTATAGGTGGTGTAGTCATCTATATCGGTATATGCTTCAGCAAAATAGTCACCTGTGATATCAAAGCGATAGCCCGTATTTAAAATGGATAATCCATTAATAATACCTTGAGTATCACTGATACCGTATAATGGAGCGTAATCTTCAGCAAAAAATTGACCATAATCACGATTTGTGATGCTGTTAACACGAACTAAACCATTATTAACTTCTTGTCCTGGAATAGGATATAATAGTGATTCTGATACTTCTACTTCAAATGTATCACGACGACGAAAGTTTTCTCCGCCCTCAAGAATATTATATCCAATTAATTGTTGTGAAAGAAATCCGTAAGTGTATTCAGTTCCATCATCAAAAGCCGTTACCCATACGGTTTCCATATATGGGGTAGTTGATAGAAGTTTATTTAAATCTTCTATACTAGTTCCACGAGCCAAGTCAATTTCTAATTGATAAATGTCTGAATTATTAACATTTCGTTCAACTGTTAAACATATGATAGGAATGGAGAATGTTTGTAATCCATCGTTATCAATAGTGTTATATTTTAAATAAATTTGTTTATCTTTTAAATTGAATAATGATAACGACGCACTTTGTGCTGTAGCGGCTGGTTTTAAGTTAAAAGATACTGGATTTATTTGAAGATAATCTGTATCAATTTTAACAGTTTTCTTTACAATCCACTTGCCGTCTGATGCTCGAAGAACATAATCGCCAGGATATTTTACTGAAGCATTATCATTATACATCATGCGGAAGAATAATTCTGCCGCGTTTTCACTACCCTTAGCTTCGTAGTATTGATTGATAAACTTAATTAGACGTTTTCTTTCTAGTAAAGCATTCGTGGAAATATCATATGCATGTTGTTCACGCATCTTCTCCACAAACATGTCTAAGGTTAAATCAACATCTGACCATTTATCACTATTTAAAAGAAGATAGTTGGCTTCATGGCTTTGTTCAAGAAATTCATAATATTTTTTGATGAAAGTCGCAAACTGAGGATAAGAATCCCGCAAGTAATCAGGGATTTGCCCTTCAATTAAATGCGACAGTTTATTCTTTAAATCAGACATTAGATTTCACTGGGAACGGCGGTGACTTTTAATCCTACGGTGGTTCCTATTCCAGCATTGGTTTCACTATTATCCAACGTGATGATAATATTTTGAGCAGGGAATGGATAAACTGCCTCGGTTGAAATAGCTGTAGTTCGAACAATGGTAGGGTTTAAGTCTTTGCCTAACTCCTGTGGTAGGGCGTTAAATCTAATATCGGCACCAGATACCGATGTAACATAGAAATCTGTGATGTTTACCAGAGCAGAAGAACCATAGTATACAGTTCCATAATTTGGAACAATTACTGAATTATCATCCCGATTAATCAGTTTCAATGTTCCTGTGCCTGCTCTTGAAGGCGGCGTTTCGTTTGGAAAATCTTGTATGTAAGCTTGGAATGTCTTATTACCAATACTTGTTGTGAAATATGTACTCTTTAATGAATTAGGTTCTATCGGAGTTGTGAAATAAAACTTTAGGTTTTCATGAGTATTTAAAATCGGGACAATACGTCTTTGTAAACGCATGTCTATCAAAGATCCAAGAATAGCACTATGAGATGTTTGTATTTTGTTAATTAGTCGTGAATAATAGAATCGTTTATCTAATGTAGACAATTCATTTTCAAAATATTCTTGAATAGTTTGTGCTACAATATCCTCAATTTGTGCTCCAGTAAAAGGAGTTATACGAGGATTATAATTGATTTTCACATTCATACCAACATGAAGATATACTGGATCAACAAATTCATGTAAAATGGATAATACACTACGCGGCTTCAATACATTGTTGATAAGAAAATCTTTGTCACTCTGAGTAACAAGATATCCATCTTTTGGATCAATTGACACAAACACTTTGCCATAAATGGGGGGAATGTTATCTTCTCCGCCCCACACAGCAACTGATTTGGCTTTGTCAAAACTAGAAAAAATCAAAGTCTTGTAATCTTCTACAGTGACGGCGCGATTTCTTGTAGCGTTAAATTTTGGTGCATTAAATCGAATGCTGTCAGGAGTTTCACGGTTAGAACCACCTGACGAAGCAGAAATTAAAGTAGTCACAGGTGATGCGCCTGCTAAGTTAACAGAACATGTGAATGTTTGAGCACCATTAGCCTCAGCACCTTTTGATGCAACATAGGTGATATTCACAATATTTCCAGCAGTTAATTTTTTACCAATGATATCATCACCGAATATTAAATGATAATATCCATCTGCACCTTCTTCAACCCAATAGACATTACTTGTAGGCTTAATATCAATGATAGTCGTTGTTCTATCAAATGCAGTGGTTGTTAAATCACTGATACTATTTTGAATAGTAACATTCAATGTAGCTAAATCAATATTATTGTTTTTAATTTTTATAGGACCAGAAACATTATCAACATTAATAGATGTTTGCTGAAGAATATAGGCACCTTCAATGATTTCTATATTATTAAAATAAAATTCATTAGAAATTTTAGATGCAGTATGACTATCCAAAGTCATAAAGGTGTAGTTTCTGTCGTTAACTTTTGTAGAAAATTTTGTATACTGAGGTATAGTTAATGATGTACCGGTATAAGAAACACTGGGTTCCACATTCACACTCACTTTAGCTTTTGCGCCTGCCACAGACCGCGGTGTGTATCCTAATGTTTTGGCAATAGAAACAATTGATGACCGTTTAATAGCGGTATCAATGAACATTTCATTTGTTTGTAAATGTGCTAACACAGCATTATAATGTGTGTTATATGCTAAAATATCAATTAATGTATTTAATCCTGAACCAGCAAAGTTATAATCAGAAAATTCTGTCTGACTTTTCAGATAGTTGATAAGATTTTCCTTGATTTGTGCAAAATCAAGTTCTGTAACTCTAAGGTCTGCCATTATCGGAGTCTCTGAAGGGTAAGATTATATGTCACAGGTGTTGCTATACCTACAACATAAAAATACAACGAAATGTCATAATAATTTTCATCATACTTGGGATTTACAGCTACTTCTTGCAATTTTACACGAGGTTCATAATTTCCAATACAATCCGTGATAACACCTTTCATCAACTCTACTGTAACTACATCCATAGGTTCAAACAAAATACGATATAATTCACTCCCCAACAATGGCTGAAAGGGACGTTCGCCTGGGCGAGTTAACAACAGATTTTTTATGGATTGTTTCACAGCGTTCACATCCACACGCTTAGCCACATCATTTGATGTAGTTTTAGCGAGTGACAAGTCGATATCTTTATATAAACGTGTTGGTGTCGTCATGAATATTATTTATATGGTTTCTTAGTACTGTAAAGTAGAATCTGAGAGTAGATTTACTAATGTTCCAGTGGGAGACACACGAGCGTCGTTTTTCATGGTGAAAGCCTCTAAGCGCGCACGTCCCCCCTTTCTTCCATTAGCCATGTTAATATCTGGTTGCTGCCATTGGATATGAATCCATGGCTTATAAGTTGTGACTCCACGAACAGTACCTAAACGATATTCTAATAACAGTTTATCATACTGGATACCCTGCTTGAACTGTGAAGCAATATCGTAATATTTGGAAAATGGTGTGTTTAGAAAACACATATCAACGCCAAGCCCTTGCTCGTGAAATGATATGCCAACAGCAGGTCTCATTGAACCAGTATTATATCCCGGATATCTATAACCGGATGTGATAAGTACTCGTGATTTACCCAACATGGTAAATACTGGTTCTATGACATTTTCTGACAATTGTTTTAAATTACAAATAATGTCTTGTTTAGATAACCCATGTTGATTATTAATATTGACACCTTTCAACATGCCAAGTGTGACATTGGCTGATAGTCTATATGAAGGGGGAAAGTTACTTTCTCCATAAATCAAGTTACATGCTGCCACTTTAGCAGGTTGACTTGCAGGCGGAGGGGAAGCATCTGACGCACCTGGAGTTAGTGGGCGATTTAAATCTTCTGGAGTTACTAATCCCTCATCTACACCCTTCTTTTTCAAAGCAGCAATTTCATTTTGATTTTCATCTGCGTTTTCAGCTAAAGTTGATAATGCCTCAGAAAACGTATCAACACGACTTTCAAGAACTAGAGGTGGGTGTTTAGGTTCTTTAGGATTCTTTTCTTTTACAGGTTCACCATTAGTAGTTGACCCGGCTTGTTGTGCTCGATTAGCAGTAGCAAGCGTCTTAGCTGCAAAACCGGGAGCTGGTAATATAGAAAGTCCAGGACCATTTACAACAACAGCAGCGGCGCCAGATAGTAATAGTGCTTGACCATTAGGAGATGACAATGATGCTTTCAGCTCGCCTGACAGTTTCAAAATTTGATTACCGCGGACATTCACAACTCGACCAGTCATACTGACCGTCTTAGGAGCTTTGATATTAATATTTTCTCCTTTCGACTCAATATTAATGAATTGTTTTGCACGAATATTGATACTTTCTCCTGCTGACATATCAATATTTTTAGCCACGTGGAATATCATATTGCGATGTACATCAGCAATCAAATCACCATCCACCTGAACGTTGGCATGTGTTTTCACATATAGGTTGCAATTACCTTCCACAGTGATGTTACATCTTCCTCCTACATAGATGTTACCATCGCGCTCATATACTTCATAACCATCACCCACAATACGACGAACAGAAGTACCATTTCTATCAATTTCATGATAAGTACCCTCACGGTGATACCAGTGTAGTCGTTCATTGTTCGGTGTATCATCTTCTTCTATGATATGTCCTGACTCAGATTCACGAACGTGATTGTATGGGTACTTGGCATTATACGGCGATTTAGGTTCACTCCATTTGACTGGAGCTGAGCGTCGAGCTACCGGAATATCTGTGATGCGATTTTTTTCTTTTGTAGCAACAATGGTGTTTTGAATTTTTTGATGTCTAGCTAAACGATTGGTATCAGGCTCTGCAATTCTTTTTACACGAGGATACACATTGTTAGGATCATAAAATCCTTGATTCTTTGGAATTTTACGTACTGGTGTATTACTAGGTTGTTCAGAAATGGTTGGAAATTCTTCAAATTTTCTTCCTGATGCCGGAGGCTTTGGAGTAACCGGTGGAACTGTTTTAGCTGCCGCATCAATTTTTTTAATGTCTGTTGGACGCGGAGACATGTTTTGTGTTGCCAATACGCCTCGGGTGGCTCTATCAAACACATCTATTGCAGTTTTTCCTATGATACTTGCAAAACGTGGCCCAAGACCAAATAACTGACTGATTTTTTTACCGAATAGCTTTTGCGCGATTAGATAACCAGCAATTTGTGCTTTTTCAAAAATTTTTTGTAGCATGAAAAATCGAAATGTTGTTTTCCAATTTTTCAACATGTGACGATAAGCCAACAAACGTTGAATCTTATCAACTTTCATCATGTTTTCTGGACCAATCAACTTCTCTAACCAATATCGTTTATTCGTCATTACATACCAATGTAATGCTGACCGAATGGAAACCGGGATTTGATTGTACTGTTCTTCACTTATCAATCCTAATTTTACTGCGTCAAATGCATAATCGCCGCGAGCAATTTCCGGTATAGCTTCCCAGTCATCTATAGCATTTTGTGTAACGACACCTACACCCACTAATTCTTCAATAGTTAACCCATATTTACCTATCTTACCTTCGTCTGTGATAGTTTCTGTTGAAGGAGTATATCCCTGATATTCTAATTCTTCCCGCACTTCATCAGCAAGAATAGTCAACATCACTTCTACATCTTCTGGTGTTAAATCACCAATATATCCTTCTGGGCTTGTTGGTGGCGCTTCTTTCACAACATTGGGTGTAGGTGCTAAAATAGCAGCACCTGTTTCAGGATCAATGAAAATTTCTCCTTCAGGTGTTGCAAGTAAGCTATTTTCATAAAAAGTAATTTCTTCAAAATTATTATACTGTTTAGCTATCGCAGCTTCTTCAGGTGTAATAAAATATGGATTATTACGTACACCTTGCAATGTTTGTGCTATACTTTCTTTGTCTATATTTTGATTTTGAGATATCTCTACTTCTTGCAGAATGGCTTGTACTTGTTCTGGTGTAATAAAAATTTGTGATAGAATATTTTCTAAACTTTCAGTTGTGCTGGTACCTGTGGTTCCTGCACCTGTGCCAGTACCTGTGCCTTCTACAGAAACAATTGGTGTTATTCCATATTGTGCAGCTACTTCGTTAGCTTGAGAAATGGGAACAACTAATTCTTTGCCATCATTAGTGATAAGTGTGACAGTTTCTTCTGCGTCTTGAATAGTACCTACATTATTTTGTTTAGCATATCGACGAATAGTTTTTGATTGACTTTCAATAATTCCTTTTAATGTGGGAGATGAATCAATTAAAATTGATAGGCTTAATGCTGATACATTTGGAAGAACTCTACGAACTTCATTAATAATAAACCGTGTGTCAGACATTATCGCCACCTTCTATAGTTACTTGATTTGCTAATTGTTCAGTTTCCCGGTCATAATCACGTTGTAAAATATCTAATGTAGGAATAGCAGTTGCTGTCAATCCTTTGGCAGGTGTTGTCAAAGGTGCTGTCAGTGCTGCCATGAGTTGAGATACTAGAGTTAGTAAATTCAAAGGTAGAGATTTACCAGGGTAGGTACCTAACATGATAGGGATTTGTGCTTCTTCACCATCCATGAAAAATCCAAATACCCAGGTGCCTTCAACAGGTCCAACTGGCGCGTTTCCCACACCTGACATGGATGCTGATGTCATAGGCAACAAAGGCATGGCCCAAGGTAAATCTTCAGTTTTCAAAATAGTTTTATCCGATGTATGATAACCCGCAATTCGTAAACGACAACGCCCAAGAAATTCTGGGTCTTGTCTATCTTCTACGACACCCATAAACCAATAAAATCCACCATTTCCATATAAGTTATTCATTTATACCAAACTCGTCGAAAGAGATTCCTTCACTAATTCTAATTTCATGCGATATTTATCCTCACCGATAATGTGACGAGCTGCCACCACAACATAAGACCCAGACAAATAAGGATCAATTAAATCTTTTATTTCCATGCCGCCGCCTTTTTCTGTCATTCTCGGATAATAGAAATTCACAACTTCTCCTGCCTCAGTATTAAAAAATCCTGGAACAGTAATTTCTATCCGTAGATTACTTAAATCAAACATTAAACTATTACGTTGGAGTACCCACTTATCATAATTAGGTTCTTCATAATCATTAAATAATTTTTTATGTGCAGTACGAAATGTTCTATATGAATAGATATTGCGAATTTGATTTACATTAAAAGCTGGTTTATCGCCATCTAAATGATTGAATGTATCAAAGTTACTGGCATAATCGAAGATGTATTCTTTATAATCTTTTACAGCAATATCTAATACATGCATGTTCGATGCCATGTGTCCATAATCTTGACTTTTCAAAACATCTGAGACCATAGGAATAACTACATCTTCAACTTTTTCATATCCTTTAGCCAAGGCATTAGTTCCTCCTTGACTTTTTTGTATCACTTCAATGCCAGCATCATCTAACCCATAATAGAAATTTTTTCTATTCTTCACATCTTTTTGATTCTCAAATATTGTATCCATGCTAGCAAAATAAAATCCTTGAGATGATTCCCAGCATAAAACATTGGGACCTTCTGTTGAACCGTCAATAGACCTGTTGGCTAACCAGTTAATTGCCTTGAAAGGTGTCCACATGGGGACAACCCAAGATACTTTAGATTTGAAGGGTCTTCCACCACCAATACTTAACTGATTTAAATTCTTTTGAGGTACTTGTGGGTACCATTCTGGATTCAATAAGTTGTTATTCTTGGAAAGACCTATTGGGAAAGGATATTCTTTACTCCAAATTCTAGGGAGACGCAAATATTCATTGAATATTTTTTCAGCAATTTCATCAGTAGGTCCGTTGTATTTTTTAGATACGAACGTGATGTTATCAACCATGCCTTCAAGTGAGATGAAATGTATCTCGTAGGTTTGTTGACGATCCTGAGATGTTGCCGCTCTATTTTGAACACTATAAATGAAAAACGCTCGGTTAATCTGACAATTTTGAAATCCTGGGACACGGGCGCGTACATTAATGATTTCACGCCCAACAATAGGAATAGTTCCAACCAAGTTTAAATTGTCTGTGATGATAGCCATTCCAGATAATACATTGGAAAATAAATCTTCAAATATAGAAATGGAAACAATAAATGTTTTTAAATCAAACTCTTCACCTTTATCAGTGAAGAGCATAAATTCATCAACAAAGATGGATCCTGGTTTTATTTGTTCTGACATATTATGTAATCAATTCGTTATAGAAATTTCTTATGAATTCATTGATGAATATAGGTTGAATAACCTTGATGTTACGTTTCTCTTCATTTTTTTCAAACTCATAATCATATATAGAGATTGCAATTTGTTCTCCGCTTAAAATAGCAGCAGGATCATGTTCTTCAACATACCCAGTAGAGGCATTTCGATATTCATATAAATCCCAATAGTTGCTTCCTGGATACAACAATTCAATTCTATTCATTAATTGTTTTTCAGTGATTGGCCATTCTTCTCTCGGATTTGTAATGTCGTTAGCCATTAATATAGTCCAATGATAGAAAGGTGTATCATAGAATTTTTGTGATACCAACTCGGGTGTTTCACCATCTTCAATTGTATATGGAACTAATGCACCTATAGTGGTGATATATCGTTCTGATACTTTGACACGACGAAAAAAATCTACTATAGTTTTCGGCGTGGCACCTTCTGGATATAAAAATCCATTGGGTGCCATTTTATAACCAGGTCTGTATACATGAGCGATACATGGTGTACCCGCTGATACAGCAATAGGACAGGCTTCTTCTAATTGTAGTGTAGTATCATTAATAATGCGTGCCACATAACCGATACTTGTTTTCACACCAGATACGGTCACAAATAATTGATTACCAACTGAAGGTAATTCTACAATGAATTTTGTTCCAGTACCTGTTACTGTTTTTGATCCAGAAGAAACCTGTATAGTTCCTTGTAATTGTGTTTTAACAGTTGTAACATACTCAATAGGAGCAAGTAACACAGGAAATTGTTCAAACATTACAATCCTCCTCCAATTACTTGGTCAGCAGTAATAGGTATGATTTCTTTAAACTTCATAGATAATGAGAATTCGGCAGGTACACCTGGTGTATTTTGGAATGTTACAAAGTCAGTACCGCCATATTTAGCAGTTAAGCCCGTCATGATGCAAGTTCCAATTGCAGGTACTGCAACATTTCGAGATTGCTTATACATGTATGTTAATGAGTATTGAGCAGGATACACTAGATAGAAACCATCTTTAGAACGCGCCGGTAACATGCTTGCACGTAAAGTACGATACATGTTGATTAAATTCATGGCTTCAGCTTGACTATCTGGAAGAAAGTTGAAGTTAAAATTGAATGTACGAAATTCTACTTGTTTAAACAACTGTTCTTTATAAGGATTCCGTATGGCACCTCTGGCTTTTTCCATTGCAGCACCAGCATTATTCAACCCTGAGGCTTGCCCTAAAGCTCCTTTTAACCCAGCATTACCACGAATAAATTCACTACCAATACTCAATGGACTTATATCTCCTTGAGATAGAAATTCTCCTAAATCTTGTGATTCCCATACAGTAGCATAATCGGCAGTTGGGGCTTCTTGTAAGCCTAATGCAATCACGGAATTTAATGTTGTATAGGTAGTAGGAGTTGATAATCCTCCAATAGCTAATCCGGCAGCTACACCAGCAGCGCCTCCTAACAATTTGCCGGCAATACTGAAACTTCCTAAACTATTAGCTGCGCCTGTCCCATAAGCAGCAGCCTGCACTCGTGCTTGAGTAGCGCGACTAGACACATCCATGGCACCTTGATTCACTTCAGGAGGAACGAACGTGCCACTAGCATTACCTAATCCGGTTGCTCCTATTAATGGATTGGAGCTATTCACATGTATTTTAATTTGCAACCAATGAGGATGTTCCGCACTTGTAC